AATGTTATGTGGGGGATAATGGTCATTAGCATGTTGTGCTGCAAACTGCATGTCCTCCAGAATTCTATCAAAGCCAATAAAGGCAGACTTAGGGAAAATATTGTTCTGAATATTAGTCATGTTGTGTTAACTCCTGTTAAGCAAGTTGTGTTATGAGCCCGGCAATTCGGCACCCACATATTATATAGTACTTTGTAAACGAAAAGTCAACTGTTTACTCGTCGTCATCCCAAATTTTTATTTCAGTTAAGTTATCATCTTTAGACTGTTCATGGATCCATTGGATATCTGCTTTACCAGCTTTGAGACTATTACGTTTGAATGGAACATGGTCTCGATACTGACACATCCATGTCTTCATACCATTAGCACCCCACTTAGGAATAACAGACGCAATTATATCATCATCTACTTCATAGAAGTATTGCCAGTAACCACCCTCATGTCTTACTTTATTCCATAAGTCCATTTTGTTTAGCACCTATAAGGTCAGACCATCTAACCACTGAAGTCCTTGCATCTTGCAAAAACTTTATACCTTTATTATCCCTATATTGTTCATTAAAGACAACATATTTAATTCGAGATTGGAGAATCATCTTAGCACAATCCATACACGGTGAGTGTGTAAGATATAATCCAGCGCCTTCTGTAGACTCAGGACTAGAAGCTGCTTTCATTAAAGCATTGGCTTCAGCATGAAGGACTTCTTTCTTTGTGTTACCTTCTTCATCTTCACATTTATTATCATAGCCCGCAGGTGTGCCATTATAGCCATAGCTAATGATACGATTGTCTTTAACAATCACTGCTCCAACTTGAAGTCTCTGTGCGTATGATAGTTGAGCACACGTGTGTGCTGTTGTCATATAGAAGTTAATAAACTTTAGCTTAGGGAAGATTCCGTCTTCCATGTATCTGCTGCCTTCTCTGCTTCTTCCATACTACTAAAGGATTGTTGACGAATCTCATGTCCATCAACAACCTGTCTCACAACATATAGCTGTTGAACGCTATCTGTCTCTGAGAGAAAAGGTATAATACTTATGCTCATTTCTTTTTTCCTATGTTATACTTAGGAGTCAAAGTCCACTCGTCTTTCTCTTTATATGGCAGAACTTTAATTCTGCTGATAGGACAAATTGGATCTTGTGACTTCTCGCTTTCAACCAAATCCACCAAACCCCATTCGTCAAGAAGATTAGCAATTGCATTACGTCTTGCAACATCTTCCTCACCAAAGTTGGCTGGCTTACCATCAAGTGCAAACAGTTCCTTGAAGTGCACTATAAAGTATCTTCCTTGCTTATGTAAAATATGACAACTCTGAAATAGAGTTTTATCTTTACGGGAGGCTACACCAATACGTGTAAGAGTTTCTCTGACTTTAAGAAAGTCGTCGTCTGATTTAAGACGGATCTCCACCATCTGCTCAAGTTCATTCATTTCATTCCACCTTTGTCCAGTTTTGACTGGATCTTGTTAATTTGTTCATCAGTAAGAATATCGAAAACTTCTTGGGCGCGTTTCATATTATACCCATAATATTCTCTAATCAGGTCAAGTTTACTATCCGGATAATCTTTATCAGTCTTCCGGAACCTTTTCTTTTTCCTAGTACTATTTAGTAAATAGTCATATTGGAGCTTCTGATCGAGTTCATGGTATTGGTTCAACTCATTTGCTTGGAACAATGTATCAATATAGTTAGCAGCAATACGATTAACTACAAACGCACTATATGATTCATCTGGATACTGTTCTTTACGGTATGTTGCCATATTGAATATGGCGCCTGGATTTACATTCATCCCCAATGCCTCACAACACCTGCAATAATAAAGAAGCAGGTAATCCAATTAACTAATTGTAACACCATTCGAATGTAAAGTCCACGACGTGCTTGGTTCATTGTAAGCACTGGAACTTTAGGTTCATCTTCATCATTGCGCCCGATATAATAATCGAGAGCACGTGCCATTATTTTTTCCCATGTGCGATACTCAATCATTGGACCAATCTCTAGTCAGACGATTATATTCTACAGCCGCTTCAAGGATTGACATGTTTGATTTACTAACGTCTGAAGTAGCTAACAATGCTTCTGTGTCCTTAGGAAAGCAGTGACCTCCAAAGCCACGTTCCTCAGAGATATCCATATGACTATCTCCGATACGTTCATCATGCTGTATCAGAGTTTTAACACTATCATAGTCAATATCCCAAGCGTCACACAGATCATTGATCTGATTAAAGTAGGCTACTTTAAGAGCAAGAAAAGTATTGACACTATACTTCATCATGATCAGCTCTTCTGGTTTACGACTGAACATTCGACGACCTTCTTGCCAGAACAGTCCAGCCCAAAACACATCGTCACCTCCACCGAAGTAAAAAGTATCCGCATTCTCGAAGTCTTGTAATGCAGTAGCTGCTCGCAAGAACTCAGGACTAAATGTAATAGTTAAGTGTCCAAACTCCTTCTCAATATACTGCCAACCTTCTAGTGAGATTGTACTCTTGATTAAGATAGGTGTATCCTTCTTACATTTCTTCAGTACATCATATACATTCTGCATATAACATTCACCAGTCTTAGACTGTGGTGTTGATACAGCAATGATAACGGCATCAGGGTTACCAGGGTCCGTGAGATCCAATGCTGGATCTACGATAGTAATATCATGGAGACCTTTGAGTACATTCTCGTGTGCACGACCAACAAACCCATATCCAAAGATAGTTATTTTGATTGACATTCGATCATAATCTCCGTAAGCATTGCAACAAGGTTCACTTCTTCATCAGCTACAAAAGCAGCTTTATGTTGGTAGTCAGCAAGGATAAGAATCATCTTCGCTGAGTTTGGTGCATCATAGTATTCGCTAGATTGCTCGTAAAACTTACGAACAATATCTGCTGTCGTATAGTTAGTCTTTGCTACCCACTTACGTAGCTCGTTGAACTTCTGCTCCTTCATATGCTCAACGAGTGCTTTGATAGACAGGTCTTTACTTAGTGACATTACACCGGTATCGATACCACCGTTAGCAGAATAACGTTGCAGGTCGTTTAGAGTACGACGAAAGTCAGGATAAGTGTCAGCTACAAAGTGTGCCACCACTTCCTTGTTATACTTAACCTTTTCATCGTCAAGTACACTACACACACGCTTGAAGAATTGAGCACCCATGGCACTCTTATCTTCTTTACTATGACGGAAGTCTACGATACTACAACGAGAATGTAGTGGTTCGATAATCTTGTCTTTATAATTACACGTAAGAATGAACCCACAGTTCTTTGCGAACTCCTCCATGAAGTTACGCAATGCGGGTTGTGTTGACTGTGCGTTTAGGTAGTCAGCCTCATCAAGGATAACATACTTACGACCACCCATCAAGCTGACCGATGAGGCAAACTGCATAATGTCATTACGCAGGGTATCGATGTTACCGTTCATCGATCCATTAATAACCAGGTAATCACAACCCAGCTCATTCAACATAGCCTTAGCAACTGTTGTCTTACCGACACCAGGACCGCCCGTTAGAATCAGATTAGGAATGTTCTTCTGATCTACAAATTGTTGAAAGGTTTGTTTCAGACGGTCAGGAAGTATACACTCACTAACAGTCTGTGGTCGATACTTCTCGACCCATAAAAATTGTTCCATAATATACTCATCACTTTATTGATACTTACTTGAATTTTCAGTAACAATCCAATATTGCAGACTACCACCAGTCTGCTTAAAATGTACTAGACCACTAGAGCTAAGACGTACGTCATAACTACCTGGCGCTAGCTTCACATGCTCTACTTTAATGATAGCAGAGAACTCAACAGGAGACTCTAATGCTTCCCCAACCTTACGTTCGAATGTATTCGATGCAGTGTTCTTACTATCTTTAGCAGTAATAACAATATCACCAGCACGGTGCTCGATAACAAACTCAGGGGCTTGCAATACATTCGCACCCTTCATAATCGCAGCTAGGTCATGTTCTGTCAATGTGAACTCTGCAATAACATTATCAACAGGTAGTTCATTATCTGGCGGGGTCATGATTAGCTCCGGCTCACAGTAGAAGAATTTAGACTGCTGAGAGCCTGACTTGATTGCCACATAGTGGTCAGTGAAAAACAAGTCAGGCTTTGTGAATAGGCTCAATGTTCCAAGAAACCTGTTAAGGTCATAGATACCAAACTTATTCGGGAAGTCCTCTTCAACTAAAGCATGAGATAGAATAGTCTTTGAAGGTGATACTTGACGAACTAAATTACCTTGCTGAATAACGATAGATGGATTGATCGTCGCAAAGTTCTTTAGGATTTCAATTGTTCTCTCAGACAGTTGCATGACTACCTCTGTTTAACTTTAGCTGCATCAGCAGTTGCTACTGCACCGATCTGTGCAATGTCAGCTAACGATCCACCGAACATATATGCACCCAGGTGAGTCAAACGCATCCATGGAGCCAGCCAGATCTTCGCGCCAGCTTCACGTGCCCACTGACAGAACATATAGTCTTCTGATAGATAGCGATTAGTCTTAGGACATACCAATGCATCAAAGTACAAGCTGATCTTACGTGAACCATCAAAGTGTTTCGTACGAACATGGTCAGGCGTATACTTCATACTATCACCATAATACTCATCGAACTTCTCAAACGCTTGACGTTGAATCATCATGAAGCCTGTACCAGACTCTAGAACCTCTGCAAGCTCATCCAGCTTGATAGAACCAGAACCATCGGCAGGGTTGAATACATAGTCTCCTACATACGCCTCTAGTTTGTTTGGATCTTCATCAGCAAAGCCTTTGTTGACAGCTTGGACAATCTTCTCCCAAGCAATCGTCTTCTTAGGATATGGACCACAGATAACATCTTTATCACTATCCGGATCAGCAAGAGCAGCTAGTGCCAATACATCGTTCGGATCAAATCCAATGTCAGAGTCAATGAACATCAAATGCGTACAATCGCTACGCATAAACTCATCGGCACAATAGTTACGTGCACGAGTAATCAACGACTCGTTAAACAGATACCAAAAGTCTACCTCGATACCATGTGTCGCTGCGCTCTTAGCAAGCTCGACAGAGCTACGTGTATATGTACCAGCACATTGACCACCATACATAGGAGTGGCAACCATAATCTTACGTTTGCGGAGTTCCGCAATATCAATTGTAATATCAACCATTATATTTCTCATCATGTGTGCCGGACTTACCATAGTCACCATCATAGGAGCTAAGGCTTTCGGACTTGAATAAAAGAAACTGGCCTACACGTGTACCAGGTTTAAGAAGAGCTTTGCCACCTTCGACATGTAGTGCTCCTGCCATCACACCTTCATAACCTGAGTCATAAAGACCTGATGTAATAAACAAACCATTACGGTTCAATGTGGATCGTGTAATAACCCAACCAGCTTCATCTTCACCGATTGATACAACACCTTCCATAATAATTTCATAGCAACCATTATCGAGATGCCAATAGCCATCACCATTCGGATGAATCTCATTAGCGCCACGATGAACCTTCTTATCTTCGTCGATAATGAAAGTCTGCGACTTCATTTCAAATACCTTTGCTACACGTAAGTCAATAGCATTAGGTTGGACTTGTTCGTCTGTAAATTCAGACAAAGAGCTACTTGTGCTCTGCGATGCAATGTGCACCATACTAACAGATTGTGTCATTATCTACCTCATTCACTTCATCTGCATACATCATCAAAATAATATAATGCATAGCCTTTAGAAGGTCAGCTTTGTTCTTACCATTCTTACGACCATACCGGGCAAGATACTTAATCGCAGTATCTCGAGCCGTTGTATTCAACGTGCCCATACTCTCCCATACATCAACAACTTGAATACCTTGGTTAACATAATGTTGACCGTAGGTCGAATCAATATAGTGTACAAGGTCAGAGATGTATTCTGCCTCATTATACTTGTATTTGTTCTTATCAAACTTCAATAGTTTCAAATCAACAACATCATCACTCATCATAATCTCCTATAATCTCAATTGCAGTATCCCTCACAAAACCATATCCACTCATATCTTCTCTATAATATGCATAGCAATTAGCTTGAGGATAGTACCTAATCAATCTCAACAACTCTTGTTGATACTTAGCTGTCAAGTTTACAACTTCATGTGTGTCTAGTTTTCCCACAGGTAGCCCCACACCAACTTATCAAGGTGCAACATATTACGCTTAGCTTTCTCAATAAGTTCATTATCGTCTGTCTTGAAGTTAAAGTCAACTTCTTTCTCGAACTTACCATCAACTAATCCTGTAGGACTACCATCAAATTCGATACCGTTTAGACCTGCCCATACTGCAGCTGATGAATCCCACGTATCAATAAACTTCCGGAACGGATTCATAAACATAATCTCATTAGGACCATCTACCATACCAAGGAAGTGAAACTTCTTACCATTGTATCTTGCAGTATTAGGAGCTGGTGAGTTAGCTAGTTGGTAGAAGAACGAGAGCCTAGACGTAAAGCGCTGTAGTTTGTTATCCTTTTCGATCCCACCAAACGCATTGGGAACACCAAG